GTGCACTATATGTACAATTAGGATATTCACCTGACCATCCTTCTCCATAATCACTACACTGTGGCATTATATACTCCTATTAATTCTTTATCCAATAATGTTTTACCAATCAATATCAACTCCTACTTCCATACAAACCCCATGTCCTAAAGGGATTTCTACGACCCTCAGAAGAAAAGCCCTGAATCTTATCTTGAAATCTTCCTCCAGATTTATCAAAAACACCACTAAAATCTGCTTCAAGTATATCTGGTTTTACATATGAAGCTGTAGATGAAGCTGCAGTTTTTGATCCAAGCGTACTCCAAAGAGTACCTTCTCCAACACCATAACCTCCACCTGCTTTACCAAAAACTCCCATCCCATATCCTTCCTTAGCTGCTTTTGCCTTACCACCAAATTTAGTCAAGCTAAAATCACCAGCATCTCCAACTTTACCACCACCCATTGTATAAGCCAATGCTGCTGTTTTACCTATATCAACTACATCTTTCCATACATCAGCTCTATCTGCACGTGCAAGATCTCTATTCATTGCTGCAATATCCGCTGATTCACTTAATCCAAATTGACCAACATCAGTACCTATTTTATAACTTTCTACTGACTCACCTTTATATGTCCCTGCACCTCCAATCTTTTTCCCTACTGCTTGACCACCAACCATTCCTGCTGGACCAAAGAATGCTCCCCCTACAATACTCAAAGCTGTACCCCATAATGTCTTCCTTTCGCTTTCAACCTCTCTTGCTCTCTCTGCATTACGTATATCTTTTTCACGCTGTCTGCTTTCTGTAGCTTGTTCTTTACCATAAGCTGCATATAATTTTGATCTTCCTGCTCCGTATGCCATATTATTATCCTATAATTTTATTTTTATACATTTTCTAATACTTCTACTCTTTCTAATAGCTCTTGTATAGCGTTAACAAGCATAGGTACCATTCTTCCAGTAGATAAAGATTTAAAATCATCTACATATATCTTATCACCATCATCATCAAAACCTACAACACCTGTATCAATTGTTACATACTGAGGGGCAACTTCTAGTACTTCATCTGCAATAAATCCATACATAGTTCTATCATTCATTGTCCCCATCTCATTTTTGTCATTATACTTAAATGTCCTAGGTCTCAACTGATTCACAAGGCTTAATCCATCTGATAAATCTTCTATATCCTTCTTTACCCTAACATCAGATAGGCTAGAAACAGATCCATCATTAGTATAAGTATCTCCATTTGAGCCATCAAGTTTAAACCTTAATGCGCTTTTACCATCATAGATACTTAAATCCCTAAATTGCGTAGTACCACCATTATAACCTAAATAATTCATTCGGAGATCAGCATTAGCATTATAATCTCGTCTAAACAGTCCAAGACCACCGATTACTACCTGTCTATTAGAATTATCCTGAAAAATTGCTAAGCCTGTAGTAGCATCATAAGCTGTTGCTGTTGCATCAACGTGTAAACGAGCAACTGGAACATCAATCCCAATACCAACATTATTATCAGGTTCTAATATAATATCTTGATTAGCACCAATTACTAAATCTTCTGGATTATCGGTATTAGCATATATATAAGTATCCTCTGTATCAAAATATATTTTCCTGTTCTCATTCATCTTGATATCACCATCTTCAACAGAAACATTTTTCAATACATTCTTATACAATTGACCTTTATATACAGTATATTCAACCAAACCTTCTATAGTTGATCTTAATTCAGGAACACCTTCTTTCATATCACTAACAGCAGGAGTACCATTTTGAACCTGAAGTCTTTCCTGTTTTATATGACCAAGTTTCCTGGCAATTCTTTCTGACTTTGTTATCGGCATATTATTTTATATTCTTTAACCTGTATACTATTGAAATATCATTAATTTCAAAATCTGCAGCAATATGATCTGAACCATTACCACTTATCTTTAGTCTAAAACTAGAAATATTATTAACAGAAGCACTAGGTTTTAATTCAGCCTTAAGCCAATCAGTAGTTCCTGCATCATGTGGTATACACTTAGCAGCAGCACTACACTTAGCAGCAGCACTACCACCAGTAGTAGAGCCATCAGTTCCACTTGTAATTGTATAAAAAGTTGAAGCAGGAGTAAGACCATCTACTCCATAGTGAACTTGTACATTACTAGCATCTCCCCTAAAAGTTAAATATACTCTGTAAACCTTCTTTCTTATTGCAGGCTGTCCAAAATCTATATCTTTTGTCATTAAACTAATATCCCTTGAAGAATCACTAGAATCATCCCATTGTAACATAGTACCAGATGTATGTGAATATACTAATTCCCCATCCCAGTCAGTAATTAAATTTGTTTTATTCTGATCAAAAAAAGTGCCAGCGGCTCCTTTAACCCAGGATTGTGTTACCATATCGTATAAAAATATACTGCCATCTCCATTAGTAGTAATATCATCCACAACAATAAGCTGTCTTTTCTTTGGTATATATCCAATCATTGGTTCATTAGCAGTAAATGTAATCCAATCACTTTCCTTTATTATTTGTCTTCCACCCTTCTCAAGCAAATTAGTTACTTTCTGACCATCATACAGATAGCATCCAAGTTTATTAACCCATGCTATACCAAAGTCAGTCTTACAGGTAGCCGCAGGATGAGATACTCCCTTATGTACAAATGCATCTTCTAAAAATTCTAATTCCTGTGAAATATTAATTAAACTCATTTTATTCTTTTTAAACTCAAGTATTCTATCTGCATATTCCTCAAGTTTTACTATTTCATCTCCATCCCTTACAGAAACTTCTAGTCTTCTTTCAAATGTAAAAGTATCAAACTTTCCTACATCAGATTTCAATATTACATCTCCATAAACTTCAACATAACCTTCATCATTTTTTATACTAACATTACCAATATAACAAATCCTATTTACTACAACAGATGTCTTAAAACCTTCACCATTACCAAAAGCTATAAAATTATCTGTATCGCCATGACCAGTTTCAATCCTATAAGTTTCTATCATATCAGAAACTTCCTTAACATGTATTTCACCTGAATAAGCCTGTGTTTGAAGGGTAACAGGTTGCCAACCTGACCAGCCAGGAAATGAAACTTCACCAAGAAGTCCTCCATGAAATGCCCCTTTATACATATCCCAAAGACCAAAAAAAACAAACTCTCTCTGTTCTGCTTCGGGTACAACCTCTCTTGTATATACTTTTATTGAAGTAATTCGTCCATTCCACTCAGCTTTTGTTGTATCAAGCCTGCATAATATTTTAGGATGATCAGTACTACCATATCCACTAAGACTAACACTTGGAGTTGATATAAATAATGGACTTTCCTGATTTCCATCATAAACAAATGAATATGCAAAATCAAATGATTTCCCTCCCCATCCAACACCTACACTATCTGTAACTTTTTGAATATAAAAATTTGCTGTACCACCAGTACCTGGATAGCCAGGATCACTAATAGCAAACGAACCAGCTGTTGGTTTAGCAGGTACCTGATTTAGAGAATACCAACCATCATCACTGTAAATTTTGGGACCTGCAGCAGAAGAAAAAAACTTAAATCGATATATATAACCATACCATTTGTTTCTATTATTAGTACCAAAATTACCATCGCTTACTCTTAAAGCTCCATCTGCTTGATAAAAATTAACTTTTGCACTTCCAGTAGAACCTATATCAATAACACCACTTCCACTTGTAGCAACATCATCATCCCATCCAGTAGCCCCACCATCATCAACTGCTTCACTATACACCCAAATTTGCTGGTCATTATCATCATATAAAGCAAGATAGTTATCACCAGTTTTTGCAGCATCAATTCCAGCACTTTCAGCTTCCAACCTATCGTGACTAAATGGAAATAAACCATAACCAGAAACTCTACCATTACGTCAGTAGCTGCAGTAAGCTCATTTACTGCAACATCTCTTGGATCTGAATTAGTACTCAAACCTCCATGAAACTGTTCAAGCTTTAGAACTTGCTTAGGCATAAACTGCTTCTATCCAATACCAGCTTGATGTGGATACCCATTCATAATCTAATACGATCATGCACTTTCCTCATTTGATTTAATAAAATGTTCTACTGATCCTTTACCAAGTTCAGTATTATAAACTCGTTTCCAATATGCAGCCTGTGCATATAGGTCATCTGCTGGAGGTATAGGCAAACGGTCACGCCTGTATTTCAACCTGCAGAATGCTGCCTGTAATGCTATGGACGACATTACACTGATTTTGGAATTATCTGGATCAAAGCCCATATTCTTCAGTATATCCATTATTGGCTTTCTATATACAGCATAATTATTCCATGTATCATCTATTGTTGCTGGCTCTACTTGAAAGAATCCAACTGCTGGTCCACTTCCCATTTGAGAAAGATGCTTGTAACCTGACTCAGCCATTCCAGTCCTAAATACTAAAACAGACACATCCTCACTATTCATATCAAGATTATTAAGAGACCAGTTTATAATCTTCTTTATGTCTTCTTTCATTAGTTATCTGATCTTAAACCACGAACAAACTCTTGTATTCCATTAGCAACAATATTATCTATAGCATCTACTACATATGGCTCAATAGTTTTATTCCATACCTTTTTTGTCCATTTAAACTTTGCTAATCCTAAAGTACAGGTTACTCCTGCACCGTACATCAGCATACCAAACTTTGCTTTAATTGTTGCATTAGGTATCTTTTTCAATGCCCAGGCAACTCCAATAGCGACAGCACCTCCTGCTGCATACTGTACTGCTTCTACTCCAAGTTTTGCTGCTATCCATTCCATTATAATACTCCTAGTCTAATTAATGTTACTACTAATCCAAGCCCTGCCATACTGCCAATTATCCAGCTTCTCCAATTTTCAAGATTACTAGTACGATTGTTAAGCTTTGTTACTTGATTTTCAACCCTTTCAACAATGGTCTCAATTCTCACAATCCTACTCCTTAAGTCATCTCTATATTCTTCTAATTCTCTATGATTCATCTATTATTAATCCTTCCTTTAATAAAATTCATATCATCTGTTAAATCATTTAATTCCTCTACAAGTTTTTCATGTCTACGCTCAGCTGATTCCTGCATACTATCTTCCATTTGTTTGAATCTTTCATCACTTTTATTGAACCTATCAATAAGCTTGACAATGATTTCATAATTAGATTTACCTTGACCATAAAGAACTTTCTGAAGAAATGTTACCAAACCACCAATAATTCCTACTATAGCCATCAATATTTTATCATCCATTAATCACCTACAATACCATCCATAATGCTAATCCTGTTTCTACAACTAAATCACTAATTGTGTTCTTTGCCCAATTCTTACGAGAACCATAAGGTTTCCAACCATCTTCAACTATCCATTCCATTACTTCCCATGCTACACCAATACTAAATACGCTCATTACAGCATAGAAATCAGAAGCTCCACACCATAAGGCTACCTTACAGATAAAAGCCCCAGCAGCCATATGTACTGAAGTCCATTTATCTATCCAGGGAGGCTGTATAAACCTCTGTATTACTTTACTAACTGGGTTCACATTAAACCTTTAAATGTTTAGATACTTCAGTATCAGCTTTATACATAGGAACTATCCTTGACAGCAGTTCTGCTTTAGTCTCACTGCCACCATAAGATACGCTACGCTTATCATAAAAATCTTTTATCTCATTCTTTGTATTTGAATCAGATGGATAGTCAGACTGTAAAGTAGCTACACCATTAATTATATGATGCTTACCAATTAAGAACCTGCCATGTCCACCACCGTGCTTCTTTGCACATTCATCTACATAGAATTCTTCTATTGTTTCAAAGCT